AGACATCCTATTCTTAAATGAGGCTAACCACATCAATTTCGACATTGCCGATGCATTGATGGTAAGGTCAAATAGTATTTGGATTGACTTCAACCCCGACCACGAGTTTTGGGCGCATACCGAGACCCTTAAAGAGCCTGATAGTGAATTCTTACTACTAACCTACAAAGACAATGAAGGCTTACCACCCGAAATACTACAAGAATTACTCATAAGACAAGAAAAAGCAAAGACAAATGACTATTGGGCTAACTGGTGCAAGGTGTATATTGATGGTGAGATAGGTGTAATACAGGGTGCTATATTCCAAAATTGGACAATAGGCAAATTTGATGAGTCTTTGCCTCACGTTTATGGTTTGGATTTTGGGTTTTCGTGTTTTGTAGCAGATACATTAATTACTACTGATAAAGGACAAAAACGAATAGCAGATATAAATATTGGTGATTTAGTTTTGACTGAAAAAGGATTTAATAAAGTATTAAAAGTACATAACAATGGAGTAAAAAAAGTTGTTGAAAAAAACATTGATTTAGATTTTGGATTGATAAATATTAGTTGTACTTTAGAGCATAATTTTAAAGCAAATAACAAATGGAAGCAATACAAAAATTTACAAAGCAAGGACATTCTTACTACGAATGTGAATTTAATGGAGAAAAATACAAAAGGTATCCAAACGGAAAACACCCAAACTATTTCTATAATAAAAAATCTATTGGTTCAAAAGGTGTGGCAAAAACATTTACTAAAATTCTTCACGTTGAAATGTGGAAATATTTTAAAGGTGATATTCCAAATGGGTTTCACATTCACCATATCGACCATAATCCACTTAATAATACTATTGAAAACTTTGATTGTTTATCCAGTTCAGAACACGCTAAAATACATAAAAGTATTGATGGGTATCAAAATAAAAAAGGAGATACAAGAGGTACTGCATATTCAAAAGAAAATTGGGCAAGCAGAAGAGCAAAAAGTATTGAAACAATTCAGAAAGAAAATAGAATTTGTTGTACTTGCGGTGGCGAATACCTTGCGACAAATACACATCAAAAATATTGCAAAACGAAATGTTTACGAAAGGCAATGTTTACTGACCCTAAATATAATCAAAAAGCAAATTGTATCGTTTGCGCAAAAGAGTTTGAGCAAAATAAATATACCAAACAAAAAACCTGCAGTTCAATTTGCGCCCATACATTGTCGGGAAATAAAAGAAATAAAAGTAGTTCGGGAATATGAAGCAGAGGTATTTGATTTAACAATTGAAAATGAACACAACTATTTTGCAAATGGTATTTTAGTTCATAATTGTGACCCCGACTCTTTAATTAAGGTAGCTGTTGATAAAAAAAGGAAACTAATATACGCAAGTGAGGTGCTATACAAGACTGGCAACTCAACAGAGCAACTAATTGACATCTTAAACAATAGATTGCAACCTTTAAAAAGTGTTGTTGTTGCCGATAGTGCTGACCCTCGAACGATAAACGACATAAGGCAAAAAGGATTGAACATTTATCCAGCACGCAAAGGACCAGATAGTGTTCGCAATGGCATCAAACGAATTCAAGACTATGAGATAATAGTTGAACAAAATAGTTTGAATTTGCTTACTGAACTAAGAAACTATGTATGGCACGATAAGCGTTCACAAGTGCCAATAGATGCCTATAACCATCAAATTGACCCATTAAGATATGCATTTGACTATTTAACTCAATCTGCTTTGTTAATTAGTAAATAAATTTTTTATACATTTGCATAAAATAATAATTCTCTACAATGGGATTTGCAAAAAATGCAAAAGATTTTATCATAAAAAGTTTAGGTGGCAACCTCACAGAACATCAGCGTGTTAATCTTTTTAGTACATTAGGTGGATTTCTTCCATTTAATTTCAACAACAATATGGCATCTCAGGTTAGTCAAGGCTACTCGCAGAATGTCGATGTTTATTCCATAATTAAAAAGATTACCGACATTAGTAAGTCTATACCTTGGATAATCGAAAAGAAACAAGCAAATGGCAACTATAAGGAGTTAAGAGACACTACCTTGCACGAATTGATAGCCTCACCTAATATGGCTAAGTCATACACTTGGGATGACATCGAAGAACAAACACTACTTTACTTACTTATTACTGGAAACACTTACCTTATTGGTAACACTCAATTTAACTCATCATTGATTGAGGAATTAGATATTTTACCAAGTCAATCAGTAACAATATTCAATCAAAATTCATCGTTTTTTATGCCTCAATTGGAGTATCAATTTAGTTTTGGTTCATCTAATGGTCGATATACTTCAGATAGGTTAAAGCATATTAAATTTTTCAATCCAAATTTAGCTAATTATGTCTATGGTTTAAGTCCGATACAGGTCGCTGCTAACGTGGTGCAAGTAGGTAATGAGCGTTGGATAGCTGATGCATCGATATTGGGCAACAAGGGTGCAAGTGGTTTTATAACGGATAAGAGCCAATTGCCAATGACGCAGGATGAATTTAACTTAATTGACTCAGCATTACGCGATAAGATAGGTGGCGCACATAACTTTGGTAAGGTAGTAGCAACGAATAAGGATTTGGGCTACATCCAGTTAGGTATGAGTAGTGCCGATATGCAACTACTTGAAAAGGGTGTTGTGACAACACGAACATTATGTAATGTATTAGGCTTAGATAGTTCACTATTTAATGACCCCGAAAACAAAACGTATAACAATAGGTTAGAGGCTGAGAAAGCAATGTACACAAATTGCATTATGCCATTGAGTGATAAGCTAAGTGAGGCTTATACGCAATTTTTATGCACCAATCACTTCCCAAATGAAAACGTAAGGATGCGCCAAGACTTTAGCGCAGTAAAATGTCTACAAACTAACAACAAAGAAGAAGCGGAAAGGGTAGCATTGTTAAAGGATAAGGGTATTATCTCAGCGAGTACAGCAGCCGAAATGTTAGGTATGCCGAAGTTAGAGCAACCTAACGCAACTCTTGAAGCGTTAAGTGGTATGAGTCCATTGTTAGCTACTCAAGTGATAGGTCAGTTAACTGAGGATGAAATAAGGCAGTTGGTAGGTTTAGACCATTCTGACTTACCAAAGATAGGCGCACAACCAGCAAGTACATTTGGACAAATTTCAACACCTCAATAATTATTTGCATAATTTGCAACAAAACAAAAAATAATTTGCATAAATCAATAAATAATAAATACTTTTGTAATGGCAAAAACGAAAACTAAAAAAGAGTTAGAAGAAATAAAGGCTAAGACCGCGATAAAAAAAAATAATATAGTAAGCAAATGATATCATTATATTTTCCAAATAGAGAATTTACTTCAAAGGCTGAGTTGTTTGATGCTATCAAAAAGGATGAGAGTAGAATCAAAGCACTAAAGAAGGCTGAAATAATATTTTCACACGAGCGTGGTCACTTATCTAAGTCTAATATCAAAATTAAGGATGCTGTTAACAAGGCATTGACTATTGAAGATGGGTATATTTATCCAGTAATTTCAACTACTAACTATTTAGATAGTCACGGAGATGTACACATCAATGGATGTTTTAAGAAAACAGTACAAGAGCAACAAGGTAAGATATTATATTGCAAAGACCACAACATTTCAGTTGACACCATTATTGCTTGGCAATCAGATGTTGAAATGATGGTTGCTGAATTACCTTTTTCGGAGTTAGGAAAAGAGTATAGTGGTAATGCTGAGTGCTTAATATTTAAAATAGACAAAGAGGCATTAGTTGAGAGTGAAAGTATTGAAGATATTATTGACAACAACAGACCAGTTCAAAATAGCATAAGAATGCAGTATGTTAATTTTGTTACTTGCATTGATGATAAGAGACCTGAATATAAGGTCGAAAAAGCTAATTGGGATAAGTATTATAAGATGATTGCCAACAAGGCGGATGCTGATATGTCAGGGTATTTTTGGGCGGTGCTTGAATTAAAGATAAGAGATGAGGGTAGTATGGTAGTTAAGGGTAGCAATGATGCAACACCTATACTAATGAATCCAAGCCCTGAAGAAGATATGATACAATGTACAAGTTGTGGTGAAGCAATGGGTGGGCAGTATTGCGCATCGTGTGGAATGCCACAAAAAAATATTGCGCCATCAAAAGATACGCAACCCGAAGCCGCGAAAGCACTTAAAAGAAAACAATTTTTTATTAACGTAACAAAACAAAATTAAAATGACAAAGTTCGATTTATTCCTACAAACAAAAGGATTAACAACAATTACTTTTGCTGAAAAAGAAGCAGAAGAAATGGCTAAGTTGTATAATGAATACAATGATGAAGCCCGCAAAGCATTAGAAGATGCTGTTGCTAAAAGTGCAAGCAAAGAAGATATTGACTCTTTGAAAACTGAACTTGCTAACGCTCAAAAAGAGCAAATGGTTTCTTTAAATAAGACTTTAAAGGAGTATGGTTTAGCAATTGAGAAATTGAACAAGAACAACTCTGAAAGAAGTTTGATTTCAAATGCTACAAGCGTAAAAGAATCATTGTCAACAGATGAAAACAAAGCTAAGTTAAGCGCATTGAAAGGCTTAAACAAGGCATCTGCTGAGCAAAATGGTATCACATTTGAGATTAAGTCTGCTGGCACTATGTTAGAAAGCACTAACATCTCGGGTGGTAATGTACCTGTTGAGCAACGTATCCCTGGTCTTAACCTTATCGCAACTCGTCAATTACGATTGATGGATTTGTTCGCTAAGGGTGCTGCAAGTTCAAACATTATTTCTTGGGTTTACCAAGCAAATCGTGATGGTGCTGCTGGTGGTACTGCTGAAGGAGACACTAAAAACCAAATTGATTTTGATTTAGTTGTTGCTTCTCAAGCAGTTGTTAAGCGTACTGCATTTATTAAGGTATCTACTGAGATGTTGGATGATATCGATTTCATCCAATCAGAAAT